ACCTCTGGCACGCTTTGCGCTTATCCAAAGAATCTTTCAACCAACGTTGATCGATATCCATCATTACCCGGTTTCCCATGAATAAGTTCTTTCTCTTCCGATAGGAACTTATCACTTCCAGACAAATAACATTTGTCTTGATCATCCCAGAAGGGAGGCTGATCTTTGACTCTTGGAATTAGTCTGATCCCAGTAGGAATAAAACGATGGGCAGCAAGATAGCTAGAAGCATAGCTTCGAAGCACGTTCATGGCGCCAGTATCAGGTTTACCCTGATAGTTCCTGAATGATTCAGGAAAACATGCTTTGTTCACTAATTCTTGTATTGGCGCATCAGGCTTTCCCTTAGTCCAGACCGCACCTAAGAAGTGGGCTTGACCAACCACTGTTTTCTCCGGACCATGCAACTGCAGACCGAATTTGGCTAAGTAGTTAGACCACTGTTGAAGTTCAACGACTCCGAGTACCTGTACAATTACATCATCTCCCAAGACTTTGAGCCCTTCAGGTCTAAACCTAAAAGAGAACTTGTGAGCTAATGCATACGTCAGGGCCACGTTTACAATACTGTCAATCATCTGGGTGAAGTAGCTTCCACTAGGAACACCATGCGTCTTACCTGTATACAGGTGACCATCAGGCATTACTATAGGCGTGTGGGTGAAATAAGCTACAACTGTGTCCCAACCAAGTGTTTCGAGGTCCTTCTCCTCAAACCATGTCGCCAGTATCCTGAAAGCCTCACGAATCATCACCGCTGGTACGGTAGAATCATACTTTGAGTAATCAAGACACACAGTCACACCTGGCGAATCCACGAAATAACGATGAAGGTGAGCTCCCAAATCGAGTTTTGACTTGCCAAACGCCATTGGCGTATTCATAGCAAGGAATCTCTCAATGAGAGGTCTGGCATACCTAGCTTCCATAATCGTCATCTCTAACGGATAACCCCAAACAAGACGAGTCTTGTTGCCTCTTTGTGTACGCTTGTAAGCTACACACGGGTTTGGAGCTTTAATACCCAGTCTAATCTGCTTCTCACGGTCAAATGAATAAGCTAGACTGTTCGCTTTTGAAGTCATCAGAGGAAGACCCGACGACTTACTAAGCTTTAAAGCTTTGGACATTACTTCGATGTCGGTCAGAACATGGAGGCACTTCCATGTCTTAGGTTTTGCAAATATTTTAAAAGCCTTCGCAAACCCGAACTTTAGATGTTCGTCCAACTTTTCGAACATTGTCCAGTCTGTCGCGTACCGCTCTAGGGCGGTCCACAATTGCTGAGGATCGTAAACTGACCTCGGGTCCTCTTCGCTCGAGAAGCCCTGTTGATCAAGAATCCCAGCCACAAATTCGTCATATAACCCATCGGGATTGGGTTTTGACATTTGAGCGATATAGCCTTTAAGGCTATTTCTTCTGAACGGTCCTCTGTCTTCCAACATAATCCGTTCCTCCTAGATTTCGTAACTGTATCGCCAGCTCCTGCGGCATCTTTTACGCGCCTTAGGTCCGTAGTCCGTAAGGACTGACCCCAAACAGATTTGAACCGTTTGGCCGTGTCCATTTCTGGACTGCTCGTTAGAGCGTCTTCTGAG